AAGCTGTGAAGCCTTTTCTTTTACGGTGTCCCAGTTTTTGTATAAAGCGACGCAAATCGCAATAATTCCGGCTATTGCAATAATTGCAATTCCGATCGGGCTTGTTAAGAATGTAAACGCCGCCCCTAGTGCGGTTGTTACCGCTGTACCGACTGCACAAATAGCATTCCACGCCGTCATTGCGGCGGTTTGCGCCCAGGTTGCCGCCGTACTGGCGCCCTTGACAACCGCGTCTTTGATATAAAGTGCATGAATAGCGGCTGTTTCTGCTATGTCCTTCGCCTTTGTGACGATATTCGCAAGCATAGCCTTCTTTTCTGCAAGAAATACGGTGACAAGTGCTTTTGTTGCCTTTACGGTCGAAATTGTGTCCTTTGCGAACTTAACCATTTTTACGGTTGCGATCGCTCCGGCTATTGCTGTGATAATCGGGATCAGCAAGCCCCATTGATCTAATTTCTGGTAAACCGTAGCCGCGGCCCCAATTATCTTCATAATAGCACCGACGACCGCCGGAATTGCTGTTGTTGCTATGAATGTAATTGTCGGCTTCGCCTTTTCGAAGGCTTCAAATAGCTTATCCTTCAAATCGGACGCGACCGCGATAACCTTGTCTATCGCTGGCTTGTTTTCCTCGATTTTTGCCTTTATATTATTAAAGGCTGTTACGCCTGTATCGCGTAAAAATGTAAATGCGGCTACCGCCTTGTTTTTAAGATCGTCAAGTGTCGGTTTTACTTTTTCGAATGCCGCCTTCGCCTTTCCGGCGAAATCTTCCACCGCCGGAACGACTTTGTTATAAAATCCCTGTGCCACGCCGACGGCTTTATCGGTTATCGACGGAAGCACATCCGCCACGCCTTTTATAGCGTCTTTTGCCAGCGGTGCGAACACTTCACACAACCGGATTTTTGCGTCGTCTACCGCCGAACTAAATATTGACATAGCGCCCGAAAGCGTATCTGTCATTGTGTCGGCCATCGTGTCAAGTGCGCCGTCTGAATCCTCGAAGGCTTCTGTCAACTGCGTCCATGTAGAAGCGGCGCCGTCTGCGCCTTCTGCGACGCCTTCCAGCAAATACCCGAATTGCGTATAGTAGTTTGTGCCAGCGATCGCCGACATGTAGTTGTTTTTCTGTTCCTGTGTAAGTCCGGACATTGCGCCGTTTAACTCAACAAGAATATCTTGCATGTTCCGCATTTCGCCGGAACTGTCGTAAATAGAAACGCCCAGTTCCTTAAATGCCTTTTGCGCGACGTCCTTCGTCGTCATTCGAACCAGCATAGAATTCAGCGCGGTTCCGGCTTCGCTTCCCTTGATACCATTATTCGCAAGAATACCAAGCGCGGCGGCCGTCTGTTTATAGTCCATTCCGGCCGATTTTGCCGCACCGCCACAACCGATCATTGCTTCCATAAGCTGTTGCGCCGATTGGTTTGATTTATTATTCGCCTGAACGGCAACGTTCAGATAATCCGTCGTTTCGCTGACGCTCAGGCCCAATGCACTCATTGAATCAGTTACCAAGTCGGAACACGTCGCTAAATCCATTGACGTAGCTTCGGAAAGACGAAGAACCGGTTCAAGTGCTGATATTGATTCGTCAACACTCCAACCGGCTAAACTCATATATCCAAGTGCTTCGGCCGCTTCCGTTGCGGATTTGGTCGTTTTCTTTCCCATTTCCTGGGCCGCACTCTGCAATTTTTGATATTCGTCTTCCGTTGCTCCGGCGATAGCCGATGTTTCGGCCATTGCCTGGTTAAATTCTGAATAGGTTTCCACCGCGTCAGAAATAAAGTCGCCTATCTTTACAGCCGCAAACGCCGCCGTTGCGATTTTTGCGGCTGTTTTTGCCGCTTTGCCAATAGAAGATAGCTTATTGTTCACCGATCCGACGGATTTATCAAGGGAACTCTGAATTTTACCGCCGATTTCTAGCGCTAGTTCGTAGGTTGTTTTGTTTGCCAATTTCGCCCACTTCCTTTGCTATGTCGATGTACTCGTCGATAGGAAGGTCTGTGAAGAAATCAATTCCGGTGTTCGTCACCATTGCCAGGTGTACGGCCGTCTTTTGAATGTCGGCGCCGGAATCATGTCTTATTCGTCTTTGTATAAAAAACCCACAACGGCGTTTTTGATCTTCTCCACCTCACCGGCCGGAAGGTCTTCGAAATACTCCGCCGGTAATCCCGTTACCCTTGTCGCTACGATCTTCGCGAATGTGGTTGTACTTTCAGGAACGAACGAAGAAACGCCGGTCTTGTTGAACGATTTTTCAATCGCCGTCAGATCGCGCCCTGTCAGGTCTTCCAGCCCATGAAGATCAAGTTCATTGTAAACCTCGCCTTCGAATGTATAAGGCTTTCTATACTTGACGATCAGTTCGTCGCCTTCTTCCTTCTTCGGAAGAAGGCTGTTCGCCAGGTCGTCGTTTGTCTGTGCGACCGGGATTTCATCCCCGATTACATCTTCTCTTTTAGTTTCTGTATAATCTTCTTTAGCCATAGCTTATTTCCTCGCTTTCTTTCTAAATCTGGCTTCTAACCTTCTGTAACTTGTCAACGCCGTTCAGCTTCCACACCATGTTATATTTGTCAAGTTCCAGGACGGCGGAACCGCCGATCGTGATCTTGCAATAGGTGATTTCGCGGACAACCTTCGGTTCGCCCTTTCCGCCTTTCTTCAAGGTTCCCAGGTCGAACGACTTAACTTTTCCTTTTGTCACAACGACAATGCTTTCATAGTCATTCGTCTGTGAAGCTGTGTTAAGGACTTGCATAGATCCGCGATAGGTGATCTGTCCGGTCTGTGTGATGTAATCGAAGTATTCCTGACTAATGTTCTGGAATGTCGTTTCGGTTTCAAGGGAACCGAAAGCGCCTTCGATAGCTTCTTCGATTTCTCCGGCAATACCGGCGCCGTCGATTGTTTCGGTCAAATATTCGAAGCTGGGAAGCGTTACTTCGCTTGACACTCCGACGTATTTGTGGCCGGAACCGTATGTGTTAAAGTTGTTTAATACGGTTGGAATTTTGAATCCCATTATTCAGCACCCCCTTCAAGCGCGGATTCTGTGATTGTCGGATCAAATTCGAAATCGTTCGAAATGTCTTCCGCCGGTGCATATCCGCCGATTTTGGTATGAAACTTAATGGATCCGTCAAGGATGTTCGCAATCGGGTTTTCGTCGTGATTGAATACGATTTCGCCCCCGGCTATATCATCGGAACCCTGTAATCCGTTTAACTGCATGTTGAATCCGGAAACCACTTCGTCGATCAGACGATAATTTGTCAGATCATCCACGTTCTGGAAGAATGACAGTTTGAAGTTGTTTTCGATGTAGTCGAAAATGGTTACAATATTGATCCAGCGGTCGATCGGATCCGTTGAAGAAGGATAAACCGCCGTATTATTGCCCCAGTTTACCCATCCATTCATATTGATTGCAGAAACGACGCCGCACGCATTACAGTAATCATTCACTTCGTCCTGATCCGGGAACACTTCGCTTCCGTCTGCCATGCGAAGCCCTGTGATCTTCGCGTCTTTGTTGGAAGGTGATCTTGAAGGAACGCCGTTGTTATTTGCGGCTAAATACTGCAAATTCGCCGCCATCTGCGCCGAATAGTAATATACATAGTCGCCAACCTCAACCAGCGGCCACATAGCGATTTCCGAACGGCTGGAAACGCCGCTGGAAGTGTCCTTGTATTCCTTCACGCCGTCGATTGCGTCGGCTTTTCCTTCCGCTGTGTCAAGATCGACGACACATTTCGCGGTGAACATGCTGGAAATCAGGCTTGCTTTTGCGTCAAGTGCAAGGGCAACGGCCGGAATATGCGACCAGCCAGGCGCCAGAAGCAACGAAGGAACATAACCATAACGCGGATATACGTTGTTAATCAGCTCCATTCCGGTTTTCTTCTTCGTCTGCACGTTGTACGCGCCGATTACATCTTCATAGGTCACTTTTGAAGGATCAATCTTCACATACGTTGCCTTGATTTTGGTTTCATCCTTTGCGGCTCCTGTTTTTGTGATCGCAACCGAAACCGTCCCGTCGCTGTTGAAAGATGTTACATAATCTGTATCAGCGACAAATTCTTTGTCGCCGCTTGCGGCGGAAATGGTAAGCTGATCCAGAAGGATTCCCGTATCGTCGATAGTTGCCTTGAAACTCTCGACGTCAATTTCCTTCGAAAGTTCGGCGGAAACATGCTTTGTAGGATCCAGCACGTTAATCAGGATCAGCGGCGCAACGGCGAAAATGTCAAATGTTGCGTAAATACTCTGACAAAGTGTGTAATCTTTGAAATTTGTGCTA